TCAAGTGCGTGGACATTGGCGCACTTACAAATCAGGAAAGCGCGGTTGGGTGAGTGAATGTTGGAAAGGTGATGCAAGCAAAGGAACTGTTTTTAAAGACTATCAACTCAAGGAGAAGAACACATGACTGATTGGACACAAGAAGAGGACGAAGCCTTCAACATGGTTGAAAAGCAAAGTAACCTTGGCAAGCAAATCCTGAGAGACATAGAGGGACAGCCGTATCACTTTGATGTGTTCGTGTCTGTATCGCAGCGCAATCAGGTGCTCGAAGAAGTAGCCAAGCAGTTTGATGTCATGCCCTTTGGGGACACTGCTGCCAGCTTTGCTTGCTTTGTCAGGAATATGAAGCAATGAAAAAGCCCCTCGCGGGGCTTGATCAATCCAGCAACTCAGCCCCGTAAACACGGGGTTTTTCTTTTTTGGACAGCCTGTAGATCTCGTCAAGCTGGCGCTGCTTAGCATCGATGACAGCCTTGCGGTGATCCTTAAACTGCACAGCCAGTGCAGGGTTGATGGCCCACTGGGCATGGTGCTGGTTCTCCCGTGTGCCGTCATCCATTCGCATGACCCACCTTCCCTGCTCCAGCGGATACATCGCGCCGTAGATCATTTGGTCTTGTTGCCACACGTTGACCTTCTCGATCTGACGGCGTGCTGACCGCTTGATCTCAGCCATGGTGATCGTGCTCTCATCGGCGTGTTGGATGATGTAGTCACGCAGCCAGGTATCAAAGTTGGACGAGCCGCTTAGCTCGGCCAGTGCATAGCGATACGCCGGCACAACATAAGACTGAACCAACTGAATCACCCGCTGGGTCAGCTCTGCACTGACTACCATGCTAAAGGGCGATTCAATCAAATGGAACATGAGAATCAAACGGCCTGTTAAGCCTTCCAACTTACCGAAGGCCGTCATAAACGTATCGTCAGACTGCAAGAGACGCTCATCATTTCGCTTGCTGTCGTACCAGTCTTGGAATTCTTGGTACACAACCTTGGCCTCAGGACTAAGCTGGTAAGTTGTGGCAGGCAGGGCAAACACGATGCGCAAGGTCTGCTCCCACTGATCTTTGTTCAACAGATAGTCGGGGATCTCGATGGGCTTCTTGGTCAAGTCACCGTTCAGGATGCAAGGCACAAAGCGTTGAACCAGGCCGTCTGCTGAAAGGTTGTGCAGGTTCTCACGGAACACACGGGGTTGGATGTTGCCGTAGATCGATACGGCCAGGTTTTCAGCATAGATCGATCCACTGCCTACGCGATCCATCTCATAGCTTGATGACTCGTAAGCCTTGACCCATGCCGAGCGATCCTCACCACTGGCCTTGTCTGTTAGCTTACGCACCCAGCTGTTCATCTCGTCTAAAGCACAGAGCAACCCACGGGGTCTGTCTGCTGCCAAACGCACTAGCTTCTGACTGGTCACGTCATCCACGGTGATGCGAAGGGGCACGGGCTGGGGCGGCAGCTCATGCACCGATGGCGCTTGGCTGGTATCGAGCAGGGCATCGGGTGAAGCTGAGAAGTCAAGGAACGCCTTTTTGCTTGACGCATACATGGCCTCTTGACCTTCCCAGTCGAGAAGCTCTTTCTTGAACCGTGGCCGGTCTTCCATCTCAAGGTGTTTGAGTGGGGCCAGCATGGGGGCCGAGCCTGGTGTCTTCTTGTCTGCCGGTGCGCCGATCGTCATCAGCCACAGCACTGGGGGAACCTTGAAGTCTTTGATCAGCTCAAGCCGTGTGCGTGCATCGACTACGCCACACACTGCGGCTAAGCCTGCGAACAAGGGAACAAGAGGATCACAGCCAACAGTCTGGCCGATCTCGTTTGCGCGTCTAGCAATGACGGCTGGCCACAAAGAAACATCCATCATCGGTGGCCTTGGCCGTAGGTCAACGATGACTGACTTTGGGTCAGCGGGTGACTCCACTTGTGCGAACATTGTGGAAATGTCAGGCATAGGGCGCACCCATCCGTGTTGTTTGGCTATGTGAAACAGCGATCCTAACTTGACCGCAGTCGCTTTGTCGTTGCGAAAGCTCATCCACTGGTGAGCGATTTGTGATTCGCCAGGATATTTGGCAGACGGCATCGACCAGTCGTTCCAAAGCGTAAGCGCAGTCTGAAGCTGATCTGTCTGTTCGCCGGCCCACTTGAGCGCCATGCCCACTGTGACCCACTCTTCACGAGAGCAGTCAGGGTTTATGGCTTCCAGCGCTGTGCGGATGTCTTCCCATGAAGCATCAATCGATTCACCCGTGCCAATCGTGCGCTCCTTGTCCTGCGCCAGCAGACCTTGCCACAGATCGAGCAGGGGCTGCGGTAACACTGGCAAGCGTGTCCAGTGACCTTTTCCTGCCCAGCGGTAGGGTTGCTGTGTTTCGGGGTGAATGGATGGTGGCAGAACATCCTGCACCGTAAGATTGTTGGCCGTAGCGCAGCGCAACTCGTATGCTGTGATGCCGTTAATCAGGATCTTTTTGGACGGCAACGTCAGGCCAAAGGGCATCGTGAACAAAAGTTTGCCGTGGCCAGCCCTGCCCGAGTCCACAATGACAGCATCGTTAGCATCATACAACGCCTGGAGATCGATGCCGTGTTGCTTAAGCGCCACGGTGGTGCTGTCCCATTCATCAATGTCAAGCGCCATCGTGCCAGAGTAAGCGTGGGCCAAGCCAATACCAAAGCCTTGGGGCAGATCACCCTGTGCCTTCAAAGCATTTGGTTTAAGGTTCCAACCGGGTGTGCGTGGCCCCTTTGTGCCAGCAGGGATGGGCACAAGTGACCAGCCGTGACGGATGTACGCATCAACAGATGCAGGATGTTGTTGTACTTGTGGTGCTGTGCTCATATAATCGTTTCTGACAATGCAGTTGTCACTTGTTTCATGAATTTGTCTCTCCTTTTTAGCCCCGGTCTAACCACCGGGGCTTTTCTTTGCTAAAAATATTTTTACAAACTGTTGTACAATCGTACCACACTGTGATACACTTTGTGCAACTGATCAGGAAATAATTTATGGCAACCAAACCCCTCACCAAGTTTTTGACCGTTAGGCTCACGCCTAATGATCACAAAGCATTTCACCGAAAGGCAGACAGGTACGGTAAACCGTCCGATGTCCTCCGTGAGATAGTGCAAGCGTTCAATTCTGATCGCCTTGTAATTCAACCCCCCGTAATCGAAAAGGAATCGTTATATGTCATTGGAAAATAAAATTGAAGCGCTGACTGCCGCTGTTCTCGCGTTGACTGCCAAACTTGAGTCGAGCAATGTAGCACCAGCCGCACCCGTTGCGCCAGCTCCTGCACCTGTGGTAGAAGTTGCACCAGTGGTAACCGCTCCCGTGGCTCCCGTCATGCCTGCTCCCCCAGCTTTTGTAACCCCTGCGCCAGCTCCTGCACCTGTGGCCGGTGGTGCACCGTTCTCTGACGGCAAAGGTCTAATCGACTATGTCATGAGTGCATATAAGGCACTGGGCGCAGCTAAGGGATCACAGATCCAAAACGTACTGGTGAGCTTGGGTTACCAGAACATCAACGATGTCAAACCTGAGCACTATGGTGCGTTGTTTGCTGGTGTTGAGGCACTGAAATGAGCGATCACGCCAAGCTGTCCCCCTCGAAGCGCAACCGCTGGGCCTTGTGCCCTGGTAGCATTCGAGAGGAGGCCAAGTACCCTGAGCAAGAAAGCGGTGAAGCCGCTGTTGACGGGACACACAGCCACACGTTGCTTGAGACTTGCATCAAAAGTGGCATGGACGCTGCCTTATACGTTGGTCAAAGTCTTTTTGACCACGAAGGGCAGTTTAAGGTTGACGCCGACCGCGCCAAGCGCGTGCAGATTGCACTTGACTACATTGCCAAACGAGTAAAAGAAGAAGGCACGCCTTTCTTTATCGCTAAGGTAATTAGCGAAACCCGTGTTGACCCTGCGCACTTGCTTGGCCGTGACGATTTGTCCGGCACAGTGGACGTTCAGATTCAGTGTTATGACATCTTGGAACTGATCGACTATAAAGATGGTATGGGTGTCGTTAGCGCTGAAGGTAACTTGCAGCTTGAGCAGTACGCTTACGGTGTGCTGGCAGGCTACAAGCTGCCCGTTAACGGCCCCTATCCTTTCAAAACAGTTCGCATGACAATCATCCAGCCTAAGCTGGCACTGCGCGGCATGAATCCAATCACATCTCATGATGTGGCTGTAAGCGATCTGTTGGCTAACATGGGTACAATCATCACGCAAGCTGCCGCAACTGACAAACCAGATGCACCGCTTGTACCGGGTGAAAGTCAATGTAAATTTTGCCGCGCTAAGGGATCATGCTCCGCGCTGGCAAGTAACGTAATGAAGGAGGTAGGAATCATGTTCCAGCCAGTAGTAAGTCAAACACTCGATGTCGCGCAGCAAAGCGCTGACAAAGATCCATCCACGATGGACGATGCCCAGATCCGTCAGATCATGGAAGCCGCTCCCCTGATGCGCCAACTCCTCGAAGGTGTGGAGAAGGAAGCCCTGCGCCGCTTGGAAGCTGGTCAAACCATTGCCGGCCTCAAACTGGTTAATGGCCGTGGCTCCCGTGCTTGGGCATTACCCGAAGAAGAGATGGCCGAGAAGCTCGTGAAGATGGGCATCCCTAAAAGCGCGATCTATGAAACCAAACTCGTCACCCCTGCTAAGGCTGAGAAGCTGACGTGGGACAAGAAAGACGGCACAAAGGTTCAGCTTACCGACAGACAGCTTGCCCGTATGGAGCAGGAATATGTCGTCAAGATTGCTGGCAAACTGACTGTCGTTCCCGAATCTGATAGCCGCCAGGCTGTCATAACAAATGCTGCGCCGCTGTTTAGCGCAGTTGAAACCCCCGCCGAGCTTCCAGCTTGGCTTTCGTAAATCAATGGAGTAAATGTAATGTCCGAAGTTATCTTTTTATCAAATGTTCGTTTGTCTTTTCCTCATCTTGCTGAACCCCAGCGACAGGTCAATGAGGCTACTGGTAAGGAGCGCATCTCCTACAACTGTGAGTTCCTGATGCCTCAGGATCACGCAGGCTTCCAGCAGTTCATGGCTCGCTACGGTGCGATGGCATTGGAGAAGTGGAAAGAGCACGCCCAGACTGTCATGGGCATGATCCAGCAAGATCGCAAGCTGCGTTGCTTTGGCATGGGTAGCGAGAAGGTCAACAAAAAGACTTTCCAGCCCTATGACGGCTACGCTGGCAACGTGTTTATCACTGCTGGCCGTGACTCTGCACCGCAGATGATCCAAGCCGATGGCTCACCTGTTGATCCTGCCAACACAATGGCATTTCAGCAGTTGGCACGCAAACTGTACGGTGGCTGCCGAGTCAACGCCGCCGTCAAACCCTGGTTGCAAGAGAACAAGCATGGCCGTGGCATCCGCTGCGACTTAATCGCTGTTCAATTTGCTGGTGACGATACTGCATTCGGTGAAGGAGCCGTTGATGCGTCTAATTTATTCGGCGCGGTTACGACTGCTCCGGCTGGAATGTTTGGCTCTGCGCCTCAAGGTGCGCCTGCGATGCCTGGTGCGCCGTTTCAAGGCTTACCTTCGTTCCTAGGCGGTCAATAAAAATCGGGGGCTGTTAAGCCAGCATTCGAGGATGTTTCTGTAGGGATTTTCTGGCTTTCTCCCCTACCTAGACGAAACCAAATCGAAGCCCCCACCAACTTGGTAATTGTAATGAGTAATGATTATGTGTATGACATCGAAACCTACCCCAACGTCTTCACGCTGGCGGTGGAGCATACAGATGCGCCGCTATGCTGGTCTTTTGAGATCAGCGACCAACGTAACGATTCCAAAGAGATCATCGAGTTTCTCCAGTATCTCAAGGATACGAACGCACGCATGGTCGGGTACAACAACCTGGGGTTCGACTATCCCGTCCTGCATACGCTGATCCGCATGGGCAAGTCAGATGCCCGAACCCTATACGACAAGGCCATGGCCATCATTAACTCGCAAGATGACGATGAAGGTGGCAAGTGGATGCACCAGGTCAACCCGACTGACCGTTTTGTCGAGCAGATCGATCTGTTCAAGATCCACCATTTTGACAACAAGGCACGGGCTACCAGCCTCAAGATGCTTGAGTTCAATATGCGCTCGGATACCATCGAGGATCTGCCGTTCCCCGTGGGCACGGCGCTGGGTAAAGAACAGATCGTGACCCTCAAGAAGTACAACGCCAAGGACGTGCGGGAAACCAAAGCGTTCTATCACAAATCGCTGGACATGATCCGGTTCCGCGAGGAGCTGACGGCCAAGTACAACCGTGACTTCATGAATCACAACGACACCAAGATTGGCAAAGATTACTTTGTCATGAAGCTGGAAGAGGCCGGTGTCGCCTGCTATGACTTTAGCTCCAAGGGACGCACACCCCGCCAGACCCCACGCCCATCGATTGCGCTCAAAGACGCCATCCTGCCGTGGATCCAGTTTGAATCGCCCGAGTTCAACCGTGTGCTTAACTGGCTAAAAGAGCAGACAATCACGGAAACGAAGGGGGTGTTCAATGATCTCATCGCTCGCGTTCATGGCTTCGATTTTGTGTTTGGCCTTGGCGGCATTCATGGATCCATTGAGTCGGAAGTGGTCGAATCGGATGCTGATCACGTCATTGTTGATCTGGACGTTACCTCCTATTATCCAAATCTTGCTATCACTAACGGATTTCATCCTGCCCATCTTGGCAAGGAATTCGTAAGCATTTACAAGCACCTGTTTGAGCAGCGCAAAACGTACCCCAAGAAGTCAGCCGAGTCAGCGATGCTGAAGTTGGCGCTGAACGGTGTGTATGGCGACAGCAACAGCCGCTTCAGCGTCTTTTATGACCCACTGTTCACTATGTCCATTACGCTCAACGGCCAGCTTCTGCTGTGCCTGCTGGCTGAAGGACTGATGCACATCGAAGGACTTCGCTTGATCCAGGTAAACACGGACGGTCTGACAGTGCGTGTGCCCAGGCAGAACAAGTGGCTGGTGGATCTGGCCCGTGCAGCTTGGCAGCTCCGCACCGGCTTGAACCTTGAAGAAGCCATCTACAAGACCATGATGATCCGTGACGTAAACAACTACATCGCTCAGTACGAGGATGGGAACGTCAAGCGCAAGGGTGCGTATGAGTGGAGTGCTTTATGGCATCAAAACGCCGGCGGCCTGGTGATCCCCAAGGTGGCTGAAAAGGTTTTGATCGAGGGTGCACCGATCCGCGAGACGCTGCAAAACTGGCCAGACATCATGGACTTCATGCTTCGCACCAAAGTGCCACGGTCTAGCCATCTAGCCATTGAGCGTGACGGCGTGACCTCACAACTGCAAAACATCACACGCTATTACATCGCTGAGGGCGGTGGACGACTGTTCAAGTGGATGCCTCCGCTTGCCAAGAATCCTGGCCAGTGGCGAAAGATTGGCGTTGAAGCTGGCTGGGGTGTCCAGCCTTGCAATGACATCAAGGATGCTGGCAAGTTGCCAGTGGATTTTGACTATTACATTCAAGAGGTGGAAAAACTCTGCCTCGGATTAGCATGACAAGTTTTCAATTGTGGGAATACAACAACCTGGCACGTTTTGCAGAAGAAGCAAACGAGAAGTTGCACGAGCAACAAAAAGAGATTGAAACCCTAAAAGAAGATCTGCGCGTTGCACTTGACGCATATCGAACATTGGTGATTGAAAATGCTAGAGAAAGACATTGAAGCCCGAGTCTGTGAATACGCCCGTGCCAAAAGTGTGCTTGCGTACAAATTCACCAGCCCCGCACGGGCTGCTGTGCCTGACCGTATGTTCATCGCACCAGATGGCCGTGTGTGGTTTTGTGAATTCAAACGAGGAGGTCAGAAGCCAACTCCTGCTCAGGAGCGGGAACACGCCAAACTCCGAACCCAAAAAGTAAATGTATTTGTAATTGATAACGTAATCGAGGGTAAGACAATGATTGATGTAATGGTGATGGGATGCTGACGCCAGAATTACTGCACGGCTACCAGCAAAAGGCTGTCAACTTCCAGTGCACCCGCCCCAACTCGATGTTGTGGCTGGACATGGGATTGGGCAAGACCGTGATCACGCTGACCAGCATGGCCCACCTGATCCGCACCCAGTTCCTGCGGGGCGTGATCATCGTGGCCCCGATCCGGGTTATCCGGCTGGTTTGGCGGCAAGAGGCTGTGAAATGGGAGCACACCAAGCACCTGCGGTTCAGCATGGTCACGGGCACAAAGGATCAGCGCACCCGCGCTCTGCTGCGCCCAGCTGACGTGTACCTGATTAACTACGAGAACCTGGGATGGCTGTCGGAAACGATCCAGACTTACTTTGTCAAGAAGGACAAGCCGCTGCCGTTCAACGGGATTATCTGGGACGAGATCAGCAAGATGAAGAACAGCTCGACCAACCGGGTCAAAGCGTTTCGCAAGATTGCTGACAAATTCGACTGGTCAACGGGCCTTACCGGCACACCGGCCTCCAACGGCTACAAAGACCTGCATGGTCAGTTTCTTGTGGTGGACAAGGGTGAGCGCCTTGGCACGTCCAAGACGGCCTTCCGCACCAGGTTCTACCGCAAGGTTGGGCCGTACAAAGAAGTCGCCTACGAAGACACCGAAGACACAATCAAAAAGCTCATTGGCGACATTACGCTTGAGATGAGCGCTGAAGACTACAACCCGCTGCCCGACCTGATGGTCAACGACATCGAGATCGAAATGCCCGATGACCTGCGGGCCAAGTACGACAAGATGGAAAAAGAATTCTTCTTGGTGCTGGACAGCGGCAAAGAGATCGAGGCGTTTAACCAAGCATCGCTAACCAACAAGTGCCTCCAGTTCTCCAACGGGGCCATGTATCCGATTGCCGGGATGCCCCTGTGGGAGCCGGTGCATGACCTCAAACTCGACGCGCTTGAGGAGATCATTGACGAAGCCCAAGGCTCACCGATCCTGTGCTCCTACGCTTACCGCTCGGACGCTGCACGGATCATGGAGAAGTTCAAGCACCTTGACCCGATCAACCTGACCGAGTGTAAGTCTGAGGCATCGCTTAACAATGCCATGCACCGCTGGAAGACGGGTGACTGTGCCCTGATGATTGGCCACCCAGCATCGATGGGTCACGGTATTGACGGCCTCCAGAAGAACGGCCACATCCTTGTGTGGTACGGGCTTAACTGGTCACTGGATCTGTACGAACAGTTCAACGCCCGTGTTCGCCGTCAAGGCCAAGGTGCACCTGTTATCTGCCACCGCATCATGTGCCAAGACACACTAGATCAGGCGCAAGCCTTGGCACTAGACGACAAGGCTACCACGCAGGCAGGGCTTAGAAATGCAATTAAAGAGTACCGTCAGTCCAAAGGCCATTAAACTGTGATACACTGTGTAACACCATAACCAAGGAGTAATTGTAATGTTCCATCAAACCGTAAGCTATTTCAAATCTGTATTCGATGTGCCAACGGCTGAGATGCTGGCGCTTAAAGAGCTTGAGGAGTGCAGACGTAAGCTGCTAGAAGCCCAGACAGCCAAAGAATACGCAGAGTCAATGTGCAAGTACCGTGAGGCGCAGATTAAACGCCTGACAGCATACTTACACAGTTCAACAGAGGAGAAGTGATGCCTCGTCCTAAGCCACCAGAGCCACTTAAAGGCCGTCAAATTCGATTGACTGACAAGCAGTGGATGATTTTGCAACAACTTGGCGGTGCAGAGTGGCTAAGGGCACTTCTTGAAAAGAAAGCCCCGATGCCTGCCAAGTACTACGAAGTTAAGCAAACACCCGTGTCCCCGCCTTGTCAATGATCAAGGCTTGTTTACGGGGGGTTTCATTTGTTTGATTGGGGATGCTAATGTGTGTCCACCGATCAAACTCTCTGATAATTTGTTGATAGCCAATGCCTGAAGCAATGATTGCACGAACCACCTCATCGGGGGTCATGCCCGGCACTCGAAAGTCAGCAGCGCAACCAACACGATGTTGGCTTGAGTCTTTTGAACCCACCGCATCATTCAAAGCCTTACACCTAAACCCTGACGAAATCATCACAGGCTTGCCACCTAGTACTGTTTTGACTTCCTCAAGAAAATTTGCCAATCGTTGTAAATTCTCAATTTCGGCTTGATTTGGTGTGTTGTCGATTTCGCGATGATCAGTATGAGTCAGCTCGTCAAGTGTGAAGTGTTCTGTAAGGTTCATTTTTTAATCCTGTCAGCAATTTTTTCCATAGTACGGCCACCGAAGTAAAACGACATGACTAACATGCCCCACTGCCCAAGCAGCTCGACATAAGCGCCACGGGTCTCGTATTCAAAAATCGATGCGATGGCAAAACCAGAATATGCCGCCAAAAGGAATATGAGCGTCATGGGGCGAATATTCTTGGACAACCAAGAGTCAGACCCCATGTCGGCTTGCATACGCTGTGTAAGGTTGTTTTGCTCAGTTTCGTACAGTTTGGTTTCGTTGGCCATCTTAACCAACTCACCGTCCTGCGCCATCTTCTGTAACTCGAGTTGTGCTTTGGCTTTGGCCTCTGGGTCAGGAATTAACTTGTCAATAAGCTTGCCGCCCACGTTTAGAAGTGCGTCTAGTCCGATCATTTCTTGTCCTCAGATTGATTGAGTTTGATACCTGACAGAAAACCAATCATGCCACCGATCAAAGTTGAAAAGGCGGGGCTGATCATCTTGAAGATTTCGGCGTTGTCAACTTCTTTGGCCCACAGGCCAAGCATGAACGAAACAACCATAGCCAATACCGAAACGCAAAGCGTGATACTGACCATAAAGGTTACATAAAACGTCAATTTGTCTTTGGTGTTTTCCATGTTGCCCTCATACAAAGATTTGGAATCGTCTGCGGTCTTCAAAAGATCCAAGTTCGATGGTGTTTTGTCTGCCGCGCTTGTTGTAGAGTTCCACTTCCAAATCTTCAGTTTTTCTAACTTGTTTAAGACATTCCATTGCATATCTGTATTCTTCCTGAACTTTCTCCACTGCCTTGTCAAAAGCCAATTCTCTAGCAGTGTGAGTAGGTTGAACTAACGGATACCATTTATTTAGAGTGATCATTTCTTTTCCCTCTCCACAGCCCTCGCATAGTAATACAGCACTTTTGAGCGTAGTTCCGCGCTATCCGCAGCGCCAGCCCACAGCGCTAAATTATTCCAAATACCTACCAGTTGTTCCGAACTACAAGCGTTGCCGTTTGTGGTCAGCCACTCAGACAGCCGCTGGTGGCGCTCACTCGGGTTTCCGAGCCAGCTTAGACCATAGAAGTCGGAGACGAGACATGACTCTTTGGCCGTAGCCCTTGATAGCAGCAACAGCAGTAGAAAAACCAATATTCGCATTCATTTGTCAACCTTGCTATCTAGTTTGTCAAAGATTTTGCCGAGCATGTCTTTTACATCACGCATGTCAGCGCGGTAGTCATCGCGGGTGACGTAGTTAAGGGGCATGGCTCGCACGTCTGTGTCAAGACGCTCCAGTGATCGGTAGATGTTGTTCAACACCCAGCCACCTAAGAACCCCGCCAAACTTACCGCGATGTTGAATAAAACTTGGGTGTCCATTACTGTGCCAATGCGTTTTGGTTTTCAGATTGTGGGGCCAACATGTTGACTACCGCAGGAGTACGAAGAACCTGAGATGCAGCTTTACCAGTCTTCTTGAAAGGATCTGCCATTTTCTCACCCTTGGCTTGACGCGCCAGCGCTTTCTCAAGCGCCGCAGCGGCAGCCGCAGGATCAAGCATCTCGGCAGCCAACTCGATGGCCAGCTTCTGATCCAGCTTACCCTGCAACCGGCGCAGGATGTCGTTGGCTACGGTGGTCACATTGTTGATGAAGTTAGGAGCACGCACGTTACCCAGTGTCTCAGTGCCCATCAAATTCACATTAGGGCCAGCGCCACGGGCGGCAGATGCTTGGGACTCGGCCAGCTTGGCACGAGCCAAATCATCGCGCACAGACTCAAGCACTTTGATCTGATCTGGAGTCATAACTTGACTCAACTCGTCAAATCGAGATTGACCGGTGGCACGCTTGATTGTGTTGGGAGCCTGGTCAAGAGCGCCAGCGTAACCAGCAGCACGCAAACGAGCTGTCTCTTCACCCAAGGCAGGAGTCAACTTGCCCTCAAGGAATTGACCCACTTGCATTTGGTTAATTGGCTTGCTTTGAGCGGCAAAGGTTTCCCGTGCTGTTTTGTAATCAGGGGCTTTGTCTTCAACCCAGTTTAAAAACTTACCACGGGTTGAATTGATTGCGCCCACTTCGTTTGCACCGATGCCAAACCGCTCGGGGTTTTTGATCAAGTCATCAAACGCCATCTTCATCATGTGAAGACTGCTACCAGGGTACTTAGCCACTTCTCCGGGGATAGTGGTTACGCCCATAGGTTTACCTTCGGCGTCCAGAATAGCCGATGCAATTGTTTGAGGAGGACGGTTCTGACCAATCTGGAAAGGAATGCCTTTTTCAGCGGCCAACTCGCTTGCACGCGCAATTACTTTGTCCATCGATGGGCGATCTAGCAAACCGGTAAACGTCTTGTCAGCAGGAACCATGGCTTTATCGGAAATGCCATACAGCTCTCTGGCTGTAGCACTACGAATAGATTCAGCGGCTTTAAGCTCAGCAGGCGTTTTACCCACTTGCTGTACTGCGGTCAACTGTGCCGCTTTTTGAGCTTGCTCGCGCTCAAAGAATGGGGTTGGTGTAGTACGGGCTGCCGATTCACCCATTGCAGAGAACCGAGTGGCTCCCACGGGGGCAGCGGCTTGCGCAGCAGTAGGCATACTACCTGGCACGATTTCAGTCTGACCGCGAAGTGCATTAACGATCTGTGGGCCACGACCTTCCGCAGCAGTCAGGTACGCTGTGGACTTGGGATCAAGAGCGTTGTAAACAGCGCTAACACCTCTACCTGCAAGTTTTACAGGCACTTCAATCACCGGCGCAAGGGGACGCATTGGATTGATCATGGCTCCAGCTTTTGACACTGCCGCGCCGGTTTGAGTAGCGCCCAGCTTACTGGCTGCCGCGCCACCACCTGTCAACAATGTAGACAAGTCAGCAGCAGTACCCACGGGGTCTTCGGCAAATGTGCGCTTGATCGCATCGTAACTGCCGTATCGATCTTTGTACATGCCCCCGACAGCAGACGCCACCTCGCTTGCACGCTGGGCAGCGGTAGGATCTGCGTCAAACTTGTCGATAAAACCTGACACGCTTTTAGGCAATGAGTTCCGAAGAGCACCTGCGCCTAAGTCAAGTAGGCCTGTCAAAGTTTGCACGGGGCTTGTGACAGCCTGCACCACGCCGCTGACAAACTGACCAGCGCTGGCCGGTAAGTTTTTACCAGCTTCGAGGGGTACTTGACCTAATGAATAACTACGGCGAGCAGCGGGGATTTCGCTACTTGCTGGAGTGGCTGCAAATTGAGCAAACGGATTATCCGATTGTGCGGGCTGTGCTGCAAATTTGGCAAAAGGATTTTCAGCCATTTATTTTCCTTTGGGTAAAACCCGATCTGCTGATCCTGGGCCAAATTGTGCATCAAACTGTTCACGGGTTCCCGCACCGCTTTTAAGCATTTCAATTGCACCAGCGGGAATTTTCATTACAGATGACACTTTACGAGGTGGCACAATTACTGGTTCTGTAGAGATACCAGTACCTTCAAGCGCAGAAGCAGGTATTTTCTTAACCCGTGTATTCCAGCTTTCAGCACTCTTTTCAGCAGCAAGACGCGACAGTCGGGCCAGCTCAGTTAATGATTTTGCGTCATAGGTAAGTTGACCGGCTTTGGCTTTTTCCAAGAAATCTCGATCGGCGTTGGTAAAGCCTTGACCCGCGCCAAGGTTTGACGACTTGATTGCACCCAGTGTTGTTTCGGCCAATGACGAAATAAGCACTTCGGTATTGCGAATCTTTTCCGAATCATTTCCACCAGCAAGGTTAAGCGCTTTGGCCATTTGCAAACGTACATTTGCGCCTGTGCCTGTAATAATTTGACCAGTTGAAATCAAATCAATAATACGATCAGCGTTTGCCGCTGCCGCTGGTGCGCTTTCAGCAGCGCTCAATTTAGCCGCATCAGCATCAGCAATCAAACCACCAAATCGCTCACCATACTTTTTCTCAGTACTAACATTAACAGGCACGTTAACTGTAGTGCGAGGTGCTTGAAGTGTTTTAAATTGTTCAAAAGTTCCCGCAAAACCATTTTTCTTAGCGTACTCAAACTCTTGTACGGCAGTAGGTGGTAACTTATCCTTGACACGTTGTTCAAGTGATTTAGCAAGCTCATGCTCGCCAATTGCGTGAAGTTGGTCAATCTTGCGATAAGTGTTTTCAATGTCGCTCATTACTGGCGCACCTGCACCGGCGGGGGCCAACGCATTGCGAGGCATAACTGGTGTGTATGCGCCAGCTGGTCTAGCGGCTAAAGCATTAACTGGCGCGGCAGGCTCCATACCATACATACCAGTACCCAGAGCGTTCTGAGCAGGCATAGGCGCAGGCTGGCGCATCATAGATTGGACAGGCGCGGCGGCTGGCACTTCAGCGGGTGCTGGCGCTCCAGTAGGCATACCACCAAGAATCCTAGATACATTAGCCTGGCGTTCAAGGGCTTGCATACCTTTGAGGCCAATGTCCATAAACTGAGGAATGCCAGATTGCATCATCTCTTGAAAATTGGCACGCATGTCGGGCGACTTGCCGTTGGCAACAAAAGTGGCTTGCAATTTAGCCAAAGAATCACGCTCGCGTTTGGCTTGCTCAAGTTGCATCTGTGCAGATTCTTGCTGCAACGCGCCAGTCTTCAACTGTTGTTGCGCCATTTGATTACGCAGCGCCTCGTCTTGACCACGTTGCACGCTGCCAGCAATTTCGCCAGGCAGATTAGTATTTAAAAGACCAAAATTTAACGCCATGATCGTCCTTTAGAATTCAGTCGAACCCATGTATTCGCCAGATATGGGATTGACTTGACCCACGCCTGAATATCCGCCACGACCGCCATACAAGCTACTAAAACTGACTGGGTTTCTACCGTAAGCGGAGCCAATAGCGGATAAAGCAGACCCGTAAGCGTTAGCGCCTGCCATACGAGCGTTGCCCACATTAGCGCCTTGGTTAATCAAAGCATTACCAACAGACGTCCCGTAATTTTGACCGGCTTGACCAACTAAATTAGTAGCAGTTTGACCAATACCAGACAATGCCGCTTGACGGTTGTACAACTGGTTTTCGCTGGCCACGCCAGTGTTGTATGAAGTTAGCGCCCGATTGAAAGCGTTACCAAATTCTTGCGATCCCATCTCTTGACCATAGCGTTGTGCGGCTTTTAAAGCACCACCAGAGATCAAGCCACCACGGGCTGCTGCTTGACGATCAAGCGCTTTTTGGCCTTCGGACAAACGGAAAGCGTAGCCTGGGTCTGCTTGATAATCGCCTGCACCAAACTTAAACGCGCCAGGTACATTGCCAGCCGTGCGTTGCATCTCGGCTAATGCGTTGTAGCCAGCCTGACGATAGGGCGCTTGGTCTTCACGAGTTTGTTGGTACATCTCACGCTGAAGTTGCGTGGCCTCATCGGTAGCGGCGGCGGTAGCGGCAGCCGCGCTTTGAGCAGCTTTTGATTGTTTATTAGCGCTAAAAAGGCTAACTGCAGCGGGGACAATAAACGACCATGGCATAATTTACTCCTGAAGGCACTGGGCCAATTCACGGGCTTGCGCGTTATCGCCAGCCACTATTAACACTTCATCTATTTCGTCTGTATCGGTGCAATCGGTGGCATGAATGCAATACCACACAACATCTGTAAGCGATTTTACGCCATGATGTTTATTTGCTTCAATGGTTATACACGCTGGCGCATGAATAATTTTGCGCTCATCGTCCACCATCAATTCAATTGAACCACTGGCAAGGATCGACAAATGATCAAACTTGTGCTTGTGCTGCACAAGAATATGCCCCGCAGAAATACGCGTTTCCTTGGCATATACCCCCGCACTAAAGTGGTGGTCAATCATCAGGTCACCTCACGTCCAGAAACGCGAATGTTAATAGCGCTGGCTGTGCCTGCAATTGTACTGATAAAGTCGCCCACGCCAAGGACTTGGCCAACCAGTTCAGGGAACGTGTAGACCTCAGACGCTTGCAAGGTTTTGGTCTTGGTGATCAAGTTGGTGTTGCCAGCAGAGCCAGCAGTCGTCACCAAGTTCACGCTGACCGTGGCGGCAGACGCGCTGATATTGGTCGCTGTGAACTTGTCAATGATGGCCGTAACGCCAGTCGCTGTGTACTGGGTTGTTTGGGCGTTTTCGGCAAATTTAGCCGGTACGAGGACTTTGACGGTGACTGTCATGGTTTACTCCAAGAGAAGGATATTATTCGGGATGTATTGTGTCATCAACCAATTTGTGCCATCAGACACAAGTGTCGCAGAATCTCCCGAACTTGCCAAGAGAATTGATGTGGTAGCCGCGCCCCCAGCCAAGGGCACTACGTTGCTAGACGCCGACACTAATGCCCGTACTTGGTAGTTTTGGAAGTACAAAACGCGCCCAGAATTGGTGGATGGCGTTGGCAGGGTTACCGTGCAAGTCGAACCTGACTTATTGTTGATCAGCCAAACGTCAGTAGCCGCAACTGTAAAGTCAGCTGTTTTGGTGACTGGCGCAGACGGTGCGGCAACTGTTGAAGCCAAAGTACCGGCAGTAAAAGACAGACCAGTGCCAACGGTGACGTTGCTAAAGCCGCCAGCACCGTTGCCGTACAAAATAGATGTACCGCTAGTAGCAGGCGCGTAGTCTGTGCCCGATGTGGCGGCAGAAATTGCTGTTCCGTTGCCTTTGAGCAAGCCAGTAATTGTGGTTGATAGCGTCAGCGCAGGCGTTGCCCCACCACTTGATGTACCGGCAAGGCCATTGGCTGATACGACAGAGACAGCGGTGACGTAAGTGCCTGCGGGCTGCTTGTTGTTAAACGTGTTCCAGTCAGTACTGGATAAATAACCATCAGTAGAACCACTAGATTGCGTGATGCTTAGTGTGCCAGCCGAGTAAGCCAAAGGTGCGCTGATGGTGGCTGCGGCAATTGCAGTGCCATTGCCATACAAAACGCCAGAAATGCTCGTGGTCAGCGTTATTGCTGGCGTGGTGGTAGGGTTTGCCACCGTGCCTGCAAAGCCATTGGAAGACACAACAGACACACTGGTGACTGTACCTGTACCATAGGGCAGTGCAGGAATATCAGCGGCCACCAAAGCCCTGAATGTAGGCACGCCCGATGAGCCATTGGGCGAAGCCAACACATAGTTAGCAGTCTTGGCGGCATACGGGTTTTGCGTATCGCCATAACCAGCCGCAAGGCTAATGTCAGGTGCAATGCCGCCAGACGACACCACAGGCGATGTGGCCGTCACAGCGGTCACTGTACCTTGCGCGGGCGGCGGCAGTAGACTAAGCGCCTCTAATTGCTTTTGCATCTCAGCGACCTGAGATATTAAAGCAGAACAGCAATCTACCAAATTAGCCGCTTCAATCTGTTTAATTAACTCAGCGCTAAGATCAACTGGCGGGGGCTGGGTATCAACATTTTGCGCCAACGCTTGCAAAGCCGCGTCGTAAGATGCAACTAAGGATTCTGAACTTGGGCCAAGACCTGCATCGTTATAAACAGCGGTCGCTGCATTCATTAAAGACACAAAAAACAAATACCAAGCTCGGTCAATTAAGCCCGTGCGAGGGTCAATCAGCGGCACTCGCGGTGGCGTGACTGGCGTTGGTGTAGCGTTAGGGCTAGGCATTTGTTGGACTCAGAATAAGTTCTGCGCCCATGATTGCAATCTTCACAGGATCAGTGGCAGACACCTCATACACTCGGTCGCGCAACTTGGTGGTCATGCCCAAGCGGCGCCAGATTACGCGTCTGTAATACTGGCCAATTTTTCCCATGGACGCCCAATGCTCGTTTGACCAAGTGTGGCCGCCATCGTCTGAAAAGCGAAGCATGACTTGAGGATCCGCACCTTGGGTTGCAACGGTCGCTTGCTCTGCAATTAAATAATTATTGGACTCTGTAATTAAATCGTTGTCGTCTTCTGTTTGAAGATAAATTACTTCAGAAACAACATAACCATTCAAACCAACACCAGACTCGCAGTCTAATTGCATCATGTGTTGGGTTGTGCGTTTTAGGTTGTTCTGGCCAGTTGGCAATGCACGCCATGAGCGCAACCACTTCTGGATGCTACCGTTGTCCGAATAGTCGTCTAGGTCAAACGCATAAATGTTGCCGTTTTCAAAGTCACCAACGACAATCTTGTTGTTAAACGCCATCTGGCAATTACTACGGTGACGGGTAAATTCACCATTGTCAAAGCCCGCACGCTCATGCCATGCTTGTGTCGCTGCGTCATAAACCCAAGTTGTATTGGCACTAGGGAAAACCAGTACATAAAAGCTGTGACCGTCTTGCTGGTAAGTGTACGCAATAGCGTCTGACATGTCAGCGTACTGCTGAATCTGCCATTCAACAGCGTGGGTTGAAATGCGCTGGCCGGTGTATCCGTTGGCGCGGTAGACGATACCCTGACCACGGCGGTCGCGGCCAAGCCAGAATAGGCCGTTGTCCATCTTGGCAACCGAGTAAGGGGCAGCACAGCCCAACTCATTAAACGCGCCTTGGATGCGCTGGAGGGGGAAGTCTGTTGCGCCGGAGTCGTACCAGACCTCAATTGAGTTTGTGCCAAACGCCCACACCTCGCGGAAGTTGGACACAACGGCAATTAGGCCGTCAGGCGAGCCTTCGGTGCTTACAAATTCTAGCGGGTCAATGGATGTACCGTCTAGCAATTGTGTTACCCACATCAACTGGCTGTTAGGCTGGTTAAACACAAAGTAGCCGTCCAAATAGCAAACAGTTACTGCGCCTGGAAAGTCTGGGTCAGTAATTGGGCCAAAAGCGTTTGTCGTGTTGTTGTAGATGTAACTAGGGCCATTGGCTGCGATGAACAGTTGCGTGCCGTTGTCAGCCATGCTGACGGGGCCAGTACCAGCTACTGTGCCAATTAGCGTGGCCACATAGGCAGTGTTGATTTTGTAAAGCTGTGTGCCCGACACCACAAAAGACGTGTTGTCGCTGGACGAGAAGGCCCATAGGCCACGGATCGGGCCGTTGCCAATGGTGTTGAGCAGTTTGAGGCCAGGGGCGCGGTTTAGAAACGCAGGCTCTTTACCGGCCTCGGGGACAATCTCGGGAAAAAGATTGACCATCCGAGCGTCTGCCGCGTTGACAGATCGCGCTACATAAGTAGAGCCAAGAATCGGCGTCTTCATTAGTAGTTACCGGCATAGATGTTGAAACGCTGGCGGTTGGCCACCAATGCGTAAGGCAGCGCCATCACATCATCAGGGTTGTTAATGCGCTTCAAGTCACGCTTAGAAGTCATCGCAATCCGTTGCACTTGTGGGCTTGGCTCAACGCCAAACTCAGGGGCAAACTCCATAGCCAAGTTGTATGTAAATGCACGCAGATAGCCTGGTGGGTAATACAGAATCGTAGACAAGTTGGCGGGGTTGTTCAGTTCTTCAACCGACACAAAGTGAAACTCCAAGTCCTGCGTAGGACGTGGGTAAACGTACATCTCAATATCAGGAAACGTCATGTTAACCCACATCACTTGTGGATAAGTGGACGTTACGGTCTTAACAGCAATACCGTTGTACTGCTGTTGATTAATAAACTTAATGCCATACGAGACATTGGTGGGCGCTCTAAAATATGTAGAGTCGTCAAGCAAAATAGGACGAAGACCTATAAAGTCACCAGATGGGCCAAGGGTGCGGCTAATGAAGCCTGCTGGCCATGTGAAGATTTGGTCTTGCGTAGAGAACACCGACAGACGCTCGGTCTGCCAACTGTCAATCATTTGGTTAAGCGCCATCAAGGCGTCTTGTGACGTAGCCGCAGAGGGCGTTTCACCTTCAGCAAGCACACCGAGAAGTCTAAGCGCTCGTTCGATTTGTTGGCCAGCGGTGTACGTTGTCATTTTTAAACCTCAGCAGTGGTTTTTCTACGGCGTTTAACTTCCAGCACGTTCACAGGAGCCGCTTCTTCAGTTTCAGAAGGCGTGTCTGGATTATAACGAGTCCAGCCATTTCTTTCATCCATTTCAACCTCAGACTCCATTGTTGCAATCTTTGCGCCGTGGATGGGGTGTGTCAATGTAATGTTCATAATTTAAAAATGGGGGTAATTAACCCCCATTTGGTTTACAGAACGTGGATAACTGCAAAGTTGAGTACAAAAGCCTCAGCCAGCGAACCGCCAGAAAGGTTGCGAATTGTGATTACGCAACTTCCTGTGGTTTTGCTAGAAATCCAGCAGTTGTAAGCACCAGCGGTAGCGCCAGAAGACACGCTTAAAATAATAACGTCTTTTGCGCTGATTGTGCTGTTGTTCAAAGTGAACGAAACATTTGTAATGTTTGCCAAAGAGGCGCCGTTCAGTGTGATCTGACCAGCAGACTTGTTCAGCGTGACCGCTGTGGACTTGTCTGTCAATTGAGTCACTGTGCCGCTTGCTTCTGCGGTGTAGCCCAACTCGCCACCAGCCAGTACAAAGTTAGATCCAATGATGTCTTGGTCTTCAAAAGCAACACCAATTGGTTTGGTATTAGAGGTCATGATGTTTCCTTTAAAAATGAGGGCCGAAGCCCCCATTGTTTACTTCAAGAAGGCCGAGTAGGCAGCGTCGCCGGTACGCACAAAACGGTATGTATGTGCGCCGAAACGTGGAACGGTAACAGAACCGAAGATCGTGATACCAGTGCCTGTGGTGACAGGAACAGTAGACGATGCGCCAGTGTTGTTGTTGTTGCAGATTGTTAACTCAAAAGCAGAGCCAACTTTTGCGCTAGGAACGGCTGCATCGAGCAACGCTGCTGTGGGCAGAGTCACGGTCAATGTAGCATCGCTGCCTTTGTTGCAAACAACCAAACCAACAACCACTTGATCAGCGGTCAACGTGGTGTCGCCAGTCAAGGTTGTGGGGATAGTTTGAACCGTCAGTTGTGCTTCTGTCAGGTTGCCGTCACCAATTTGATAACCGCCTGCGCCATTAGGTAATGCCATGATAATTTCCTTTCAATGTTAATAACAGAGATAGGGGCCGAAGCCCCAATCAATTAGCCCCAGATACGGCAGCCCATTTGTGGGCGGATCGTGTTGAAGCCGTACAAAACGTCAATACGGCAAGGCATACGGTCATTGTTGATGTCGTACTGACGCACAACACGCAAGCTGATACCGTTGTGGACTGCGCGAGCAGCCATGTCAACACCTTGTGGCAACAGCAAGTCAGCAGTTGCAAAAGTGATGGCGTCCTTGTGGTAGACCAAGTTCTGTGCGTACTGGCTAGAAGCAGCGCCTACGAACACAACGGCCTTACCAGAGACAGGGAAACTGTCAACGGTAGCCAAAGCATTGGCGGCGGTGTAGATAGGAGCAACAGACACGACAATTGCAGTGCCGCTGGCAGTGGCGTCAGCCAAAGCAACGAACTGGAACAACGAACCAGTGGATTCACGGGTCTGTGGGTTCACAGCAAAGCAATCAGCAACAGTGAACACGTCACCGGCTTTAACTGTCAGGCCAGAGCCGATAGTCAAAGCAATGCTAGAAGCACCTTGAGAAGTCACAGTGGTGGTCACAGAGTTGCCAGTAGCAACGCGAGAGCCAGTTGTGTGTTGCTTGATAGACTGAGACATGTTGATCTCGTCAAAGCCCAACACGCCAGTGCCCATCATGCCGTTCTTGAATTGCTTGCTGATAGTGTCTGTAGGATTGAACAGACCTTTCATGCCTTCAACCAAGCCAGCGTTAGCAGCAGGGTTTACGGTAGCGTAACGTGGGGACATCACGGCTGCGTTCTCGTTCAGCTTCTGCTGGGCTTGCAACAAGACCAAAGAAGTAGAAGGAGTTGTGCCAGGTGTGCCAACGGTGTTACCGATGGTTTTGTACGCATTGGCCACGTCTGCATCAATAGAAGATGCCAACTGGCTGATACGAGGCTTCAACACACGCTCTGCGAAGTCATCCAACTGCATGGTCAATTCAGCAGATGTGAAGTTGACACCGATGTGCTTTTGGCTGGCAACGGTCAAAGTGGTGAACTGCTCGTTGTCGTCTTGCACTTGCAAGGCGGCGCCATCAGTTACCAAAGCGCGATCGGGTAAGCGAATACGCAGTGTAGAACCAATCTTAGCACCTTCAACAGCGAAGCTGTCGTCATACTGGCGGTTCACGTTACGGGTAAGCACAAGGTTGTTCTCGAGGATTTCGAGAGCTTTTCTTGTGATCATATCAATCGTCAGAATACTGTTTGACATTTCAAAAGTCCTTTAAAAAAATTAGCGGTTCTGTGCTTGCAGCTTTTTAATCTGTCTTGCACGTTCAGCTTCAATCCACTGCGAGGCCGTCATGCTCTTGATAGAGCGAGGGTCTGTAGTGTCCAAAGTTGCTGCTCCAGCGGAGCGTGCAGTGACAGGAGAAATCGGCGCGGGCGCAGATGTTGTTTTCTTGATCGGGGGCGCTGATGCCAATTTGGCTTCAATTTTCCCAATCTCTTTCGCCTGACCGAGCGGCGTCATGCGTGAGATACGATCTGCTTCTTTTGGATTTGAGCCAAGGTAGTACGCTAACTCAGGCCCAATGTCCGAAGACTGGATCGTTTCGGCCATCACGTTTGTAATCGGTAGTTTGGGGTTGTAGGCGACTTGTTCAAAGTCGTCGTACTTATTCCTAGCTTCTTCTTCCAAGTCGTGATAACTCTCAAGAACTTGCGATTGCTGCTTGGCCGCTTCACGTTTAGCGATCAGTTCTTCAGCTTTCTGGTAGGCCAATGCTTCCGCATAGGCTTCAGGGCTTTCAAACTGGTCAACGGACGCAGTTGATGCAGCTTTCACGATTTGCGTTTCCGCAGACCGATTTGCTTGCTCTCTTTCCCACTTACGTTGCTCTCTTGCGAGGCGTTTGCCGATCATCGCATCAATTTCAGCCTGGGAGTATTTTTTCTCCTCGACTTGATCAACTTGGTTCTCAGCGACTTCCGGCGTACTTTCAGCAACTTCAGGTGTGGCCGTCACATCCGTGGTTGGCGCGGAGTCTACTTCCGCTAGGGCTTGGACTTCTTCAGTCATGTTTTCTGAATCCTAAGATTCCTCGGTCAACTGGGCCGATACAGTTTGTCAGCACATTATGCTGGAATTTATTTCAGTTAGCAATCTGTTGCGTTAGCAAATGCAGGCAATGTTTTCAAATACCTATAACCTTGAGCAAAAGGGTTTGCGCCAGTCACATCATACGCGCATGACCAAGTTTGGTAGTCAAAAGACGATTCAGTTTCCGCAGTCTTGAAAAAGCCAACGGAAAATTCCATTTTTGTTTTTCCAACAATGCTGATATTTTTAATCCGAATGTAAGCGTTAGGTGCGGTAAAGCCCTGCTTCGATGTGGTGTCCATGCAAAGTGCCATGATTTTTCCTTTGTTAGATAGGTGCGCGGAAAGTTACTAAAACCGAAATTGTGTGTGCATCCGTTGATGTAAACGCAACATAAAACGAATTTGTGGCGGTTGAATCTAAACCCCATGCTTTTGGATCGCCATTTGAATCACGGGTTGCACCCACAGTGTAGCCTTTGGTTAAGTATGGTGCGCTAGTTATGCTGACTGGAGTGGTGAATGTAAATTTATATGTTTGTGCCACTGCGGGTGTGTACGCATAAACTAATTTATACGTCACTTGCCCTGTTGCATCCATTGGAACAGCGGCCACAGCAGAAACAAGAGTTGGTGTTCCACTGCTGGCGGACAGTGTTGGTGCGGCTGGTGTTCCACCATCAGGAGCATTTAATTTCAAAACGCCTTGACCTGTAACAGTTTGACCGCCACCATTGTTGCCAATCCAAAGTGGTTTGACATTGATTGTGTCAATAAAACTTGTACCCGCACCACTGAAATAGTTGTTCAAAATCACCGAACCAGAACCATCGGTTGATGCTGTTGACAAAGTGTTTATGTTTGATCCCATCAACTCAAACCAACAATTTTCAACCATTGTGTTTTGACCCATGCCAATAGAGTCTGCGCCTGGGCAATCTTCAAATATGCAATTTCTTACAGTTGTGACAGTGTTGTCATAAGCGTGAATAATTGTGTCGCATTGACCCAAAGCATAAAACCAAGAATCACGAATTTCAACAATGTTTGGATTTTGAAAAACTGTTCCACCATTGTTATCTAATGAAATGCAACGTGAAGGCCCGTAACTTACTTGAACATTGATGCCTTCTAAGACGTTTTGATAACTCAAATAAGGATTTGATGAAATCTTTATAAAAATACCAACCGAACCCGCACCAGTTGCGCTTGTAAATGAACGATAAGCAAGGTTTTTAAAAAACGAATTGCTATAGCCTGACAAGGACATTGCAATGTGATTCAGATTTGTTTTATCACTTGCAGTGTTAGCCCTAATCGTGAAGTTCTCCAAAGTTGCGCCAGTAATGCGCCCTGCTGTTTGCACTTTACGAATAACGGGGCCAGCGGCAGTTGCCATTTTGAGTTCGACACCCAACATGGATTCGCCAAGCAAATTAACAATTTTAGGGTCATTTGGCATATTCAAAGTGCTGATCAAATATGATCCACTTGGCATATACACAGTTCCGCCATTTGTTGGAAGCGAATCAATTGCAGCTTGAAAAGCCGCTGTGCTATCAGCAACACCCGTTTTATCAGCGCCAAAATCTAGGACGTTTGCTTGCGCCCCAGTGATCATTGAATACGATGCTTTTGTTAAAGACATTATCTTTCCTTTACATTGATGCGATTATGAATGCCAGCAATTCTTCATACCGGACACCCAAGCGGGTAACTTCTGTTGCGCCTTCGGGGCAAACATTACTGGTTGTTGATTCAGACGACACTTTTTGTCCATCTTTTTCAAACCAAGTATCAGAACAGAACATTGCGTATTGTTCAGCGTTTAAGCCTTCAGCTTCAAATGCGGCCTTAACATCTTGAGCAATAACGCCCCAATGAATTCGTGCAGCGTTGCCTTTTTCGGCAATTGAATCATTAAATTTAAACTTTTTGATGCCAGCTTTAATGCGTTGAGCCACACGTTTTTCAGCATCATCAATTGAACCAATAATTGTTTTGGTTGTGCCGTCAGATGTGTTAATTAAAGCTGTTGCAGAATAAATAACAGACCATCTGAAGGATGCTGTACCGCATGAATAAGCATTATCTGCGCCGGGTCTAAAGTGTCCAGCGCCTTCAACGTATGCCGCTGTATAACTTGCACCACCACCCGCTGCATTTACGCCTAAAGCAAGACCAGCGGTTGAGTTGCCAGTAGCTTCTGAAACGACTCTAACGTATGCTTCACTTGTTCCGCTAAAAGTGTTTGCAGTTTGAAACACCCATCCAGCATATTGTCCAGCGCCCGCCCCGTTATTTCTAATACGAGCATTTACGTTGCCTGAAAATTGCAGATCGTTAATGTTTGACGGTGAGCTAGTGCCAATACCTAGTCGATTATTAGTGTTGTCCCAAAAGAAATTTGATGATTGGGACAATGATCCAAACAAAACTTGCCCTGCGGTAAAACTGGTAACACCAGTACCGCCGTTTGCGACAGGCAAAGTGCCGCTAACGTGAGTCGTCAAACCAATCTTGCCCCATAAGGGAGCTGTGTTAATACCACCAGAGATCAAAGCATTTCCGGTTGCAACGTCGGCCAACTTTGACAGCGCAGTGGTTGTGCTGGCATACAGCAGATCGCCGACAGCGTAAGAAGACTGGCCTGTGCCGCCGCTGGTTGCAGGCAAAGCAGTGGTTAACGCTAGCGATGCTGCACTAACTGCACGGCCTGCGGTCAAATCAGATACTGCAACTTTGACAGTCGAGCCAGATTGAACAATTGGCAGAACTTCTGACCCCGCTAAAGGGGTTGTTGCGCTGGTTAGTGCGGAAATTTTTGTGTTTGCCATGATTGTTTCACTTAGTTAAACAGAACTTCAATGCTTGAAGTAGTAGGCGGTGCTGTCGAGAAAGTTAGCGTTGTGCCACTTATTGTATAAGTGTTTTTCTGCTGGTACGAACCGTTAATAAACACGAATGTTGAGTTCTCATTAAACGGTGCAGACGTTAGTGTAAACACAGTAGTTGTGCCGTCGCCTGTGAAATCATTTAGGTTAACGTCCTGCACCGTTGGAAGATACATCACTTCAATTGTTGAAGTTGTAGGCGGTGCTTGGGAGAACAACAAAGTTGACCCGCTGAGAGAATAAGTGTCTTTGTTTTGATAAACGCCATTGACGTATACAAACGTGACATTTTCACTGTAAGGCGCGGTAGTCAACGCAAACGATTGGGTAACGCCGTTTCCAGTAAAGTTATCAATCGTAAAGACCAACGGCCCAGAATTGTTGATGTTGTCCCATGTGGCGATCAAAACATCATTTGAGTCTTTTAATACAAACTTATAGGCGTTTGCGGTAATCCAAATTTCACCGCCTTCTGATACACGGCCTGCCGCATCCAAAATAATTGGATTAGTGCGTGCAACATTTCCTCTGTATGTGGTGTAAGTAGTTTGGGGGGTTGTTGTGCCAGCCGCATAGGTGTACAACTTGCCGCCAGTCAGAACTGAGCCGGTGTTGGTAAAGAACTGGGCCGCAGCGCCGCCCACAGGGGAGAGAAAGACGGCCATAGTTAACCTTTATTCGTATGCAACTGTGAACGATGCAGAAGAACCCGCCAAAACGATGTACAAACCTTTATTGAAGTACAAACCGGCGGGGATGTTCACATAAGTCGTGCCTGCGGTCACGGAAAATGTATCTGCAATTTTAGGATCGCTAGTGCTGTTAGCACCTGAGTCATAAATTGTCAAAGTACCGCTTGAAGATGCTGTCACAAAAATGCCGAACAACTTGCCAGCACCAACTTTAATTTGTGTGGTTGCTGCGGTTTGGGTGTAATTAGCCATGATGCTTCCTTATGCCAAGAATTTGAGCTTGTAGAGCGTGCGAAGATAGATCTCAACGATATTATCTATCAATTGCTGGAGCGATGAGTCAGATTTATCACACACATCGTAACGAGCAGCTTCGATTTCGGCAAGCGAATCTTGCAAAAATTCAATTACATTGGCCGTCTTTTTGGCCGAATGTAGAGTAATGGGGCCAATTAAACCGTACCGGCCTTGGTAGGCTTCGGCAAAATCGTCAGCCGCGCCGATGATGCGGTCATAAAAGATGTTGAGCGCCACATGCTTGCTGTAACTGCGGGTGTTCAAATGAACACTGTGCGTGACATCACGGGCTAGGAATAAGATTCCGATAAAGTCTGCGGCTTTCATTGTGGCATTCCTTGTGGAGGCATCATTTGTTCGGGAGGCATCATTTCTTGTTCCATGGGCATGGGTTCCTCACGCATCTCAGGCATTTGGTTGATCATGCTCTGCGACTCCATAGCCGCAGCAACAACACCCATGGCGATGTCTTGGATTTGTTCTTCAGTCATACCGGCTTGCACCGCAGCAATCCGCTTGGTTTCGGCATCATACAGTTTGATCTGAGCCTCAAAATCCTTGCGCTCCAAGTCTTGCATCTCAATTGATTTGCCGACATTCTGGATCATTTGGTGCATTTGCTCCATTTCAGCGCCCATGGCCTGAATCTGTTGCTGCGCCGCCTGCAATGCTGGATCTTCGTCACCGTCTGACAAGAACTTAGGATCAATGGTCTTGGCAAAGCGCTTGGACATTTCCTGTGCGCCAGGCCAGTCCATGTTCTTCACAAACAAGTCACCAGCAACAGTCCAAAGCTGGGGATTACCCTGTAACAGTTGAGCCATGGCTTCTAACGCCTCTTGGCGCTTGGTTGCGTAGCCTGGGCCAGTTGTAGCCACCACATCGTACTTACCAACACCGGGGTTGTAGATCTTTTCGATCACAATACCCTGCTCATTGACAATCTTGTTGACGGGTTGCGGCTGGTCAGGATTGATCTTGACCATCTTAGTCTCGCCGTCTTCACCAATGATGCGAGCAATGCGCTGGGTGTCGTAAATCTTGGGGATCAAGTCCACCAACTGACGAGCCACATGGCGCACGGCACGGGTTAGGTTGTCGCCATAATGGAAAGTACCTACATCACCCTCACGCTGGCGAGCCAGAATGGCTTTACCAGAGCGCTCGTTGCTTCCCATGCCAAGAGAAGCGTTATATTGACCAGTTGTGGACTTAATGTCCTCAGATGCGCCTGCCTTGGCCTGCAATAGGCCGCTAGAGGCCATTGGCGGCTGTGCCCGCTGGGGTAGTGGCAGAACTGCGCCTTGGCCGTCTGTAACGTCAGGATTTACTTCAAGGTATGGCCAGTTGTTTGTGTTGGCTGTCTTCCACTTGTCCTCGTAGCCCTCGAACTGGCCACCGTAGCCAATGAACGGAGCTTTGGGGGCCAGCGCCAGCATCTCAGCTTCTTGGCTGACCCAGTAGTTGTACATGCGCTGGGCATCTTTGGCGTTTCTAACAAGGCCAGAGATGTAAATACGGCCATCAACCTCGAACTCGTTACCAACAACACGGATCACAGGAATCCATTTGCCAGCCCATTCTTTTTGTTCAAGGATTTCGTAGCCGTTGATCTTGCAGTACATCACCCGTGGGCGCTCAGACATGCGTGATTTGACAGGCTTGCCAAACATGTCCTTGAGCATCTTGTCCTCTGGCGTGCCTTCAAAGGCCGACTGGTTGCCGGGGTACAAATTCAGCTTAGTCTTGTCGTAGTCAATGTAGTAATAACTAGCAATACGCACAGTGTCTTCATTGAGCCAGTTGCTGATCGACTGATCACCTACGCCAAGGGATTGGAGCGTAGAGATAGGCGCAGCATCTGGGTACTGGCGCTCATATTCTGCTTTTGTGAGGTCTTCGGTAATAAAGCAATACTTGGCATCCGCGCCTGTTGGGTCTTGGATCAAGGGATCCATGTAGACCGAGAAGGAATTGCGGATGCGGCCAATCTTGATGTCCTGATCGAATGTGTTCTCGTCACAGTACTCGGTCATCAGGGTGATGTAACCTTCGCCGTAGGACACCTGATTCTCGCAGGCCGTGTCGTATGCCACGTCAGCGTCAGAGATGTACTCAATGTGGCGAATCATGCCGTTGAAAATCTCAGCCACTTCCACGTCAGCGTTGTCATCAACTGGGATGACCTTAGCGCCTGGGCGGTTCTGACGCATGTCATTCGTTACTTGACGAACGTGTTGCGGCAGTTTGTTGATTGTCAGTGTCGGGCGTGCGTTGATCGTCTGACCCTGCACCGCACCGCGAGTGGCCAAAACGTCAGCAGGCCACTGCCAGTGGTTGTCAGGTGATCCGGCATAAAAGCGCAGATCGTCAATTTCGTCTTCACGGCTTTCGGCCAGTGCGGAGACGGCCATGTCCAACCGAGCGCGGGCGGTTGTCAGAATGTCTGAATCAGACTTTGGTGGTTTGCCGCCAGCAGCTACGTTAGCCGCTGCGACTATTCCGGTTGGATCATTCATTCCAAAACCCCTAAAATATGAGGCTCACGCATGACGACATACTCTTTGCCATCTTGCTTAAATTCTTGCCCTACATCGAAGTATACATGGTCACCAACTTTGATGTCTAGGCATTTTGGCCCAATTGCAACAGCAATGCCAGTACCTAGCTTCTCAGTCTGAGGCAATACGAACAAGGGGTGCTTCTCAACATCGCGCTCAATGATGATGCAGTCTTGCAGTGCTTTCATTTCTTTTTCTTTTCTGCCGCACGTTTAACAGAATACGCAATTGCCACGGCTTGCTTGACTGGTTTGCCAGCTTGCACTTCAGCTTTGACGTTCTTGCGGAAGGCTTCGGGTGATTTTGATTTGACAAGTGGCATTATTTCTTCTTTGCAGTTTTGGCAGATTCTTTGAACGCTTTGGCCGTTGGTGCGCCTTTGTCGCCTGGCTGGCGCATTTTCTCTTTGCTGCCAGCGGCGATGCGTGCCTGTTTTGCGTGAATGTTGGCGTAAAGCCCAGGTTTGGTAGCCATTATGATCCCATCCATGATGTTGCAACTACACTACGATCTGAATATGTGCGGCGTGGTGCAGTGTCACGCGACTCACGATGTGCTACTGGAAAGGCAAAAGTCACGGCAAGAGCGTCAGCTGCATCGGGTGAAGCAAGACCTCGTGCTTTCATTTCCTTTTTACCTTCCAAAAAGATAGTACCTGCGGAATTGGGCTTTTTAGTCGGCCCGATGAGGTCAGCTTTGAGCTGTCTGTCGGTAGGAATCGCGGCTGACCTGAGCCATTCGCGCATCATACCCCACATCTCAGCCCGCTTGTTACCCCACATTATGGGGTTTTTCGCCTTCCAGCCAAAGTTAACCCCGCGCACTTTGTACCGCTGCTCGGTTAATCTGTCAAGTATCCCGTAGCCAAGGCCACCCTCGTCAATCACGGTCAAAACAGGCTTGTACTCCTCGATCGCCTCGATGACGTGGCCGACAACGCTCATGGTGTCCTCACCTTTGTAGCGTTTGATGGCCACCAAGTCACGCCCTTGGCGCACCACGATGACCGTGCTGTCCATGCCTCCACGAGCTGGGTCAACACCGATGACGATCGGGGCTGTCAGGTCTTTGTACTTAGGCCGTTTGAACGCATCCTCGACCACAACGGGCGAGATGAACTGGTCTTCGCCGGCGGCGGGGAACTCGCCGTAGACCTCGATGCGAGCTTGTATGGAGTCTTCGCCGTACTCGGCGATGATCTGGTCATAGACGGCTTTGTCTGTACCCTCGACTGTCCTGGCATCGATGATCTCGGTGTCCCAGAAGTCCCGTTTGGCGTTGAAACACTCGAAGAAGTACCCGGTGTTACGCCGTGGGTTACTGAACGCGAACCAGTACCTGTCCAAGATCTTTTCGGTAAAGAAGCCAGAAGCAACTGACCAGATCGTGTCTGGAATACCCGATGCTTCGTCAAAAATCACCATCATCCCATCGTGGTTGTGGACACCGGCATACGAGTCTGGGTTTTCTTCAGACCACAGCTTGCCCTCAGCAGCCCAGTAACGAGTACCCTTTTTAAGATCACGCTCGACCAGCTCGGTCAACCACTGCGCAGGAACCAGCTTGGTGGCACTCGGCTCCCACCAGTGCGAGTTGATCGCCATGGTCGCCCACTTGGTCAGCTCACCCCAGGTCACCGTGCGCAGCTGGTTCTCACTGTTAGCCGACACAATGACAGAACTACCTATCCGAGTGGTTAGCATCCACAAGATCAGCCAGCTCACCAGTGCTGATTTCCCAATTCCCCGCCCAGACGACACAGCACGTCTAAGTGCATCCATGTCCATCTGTCCACGGTTAGCCTTGATGTGATCGGCAATTTTTCTAAGTGTCCTACGCTGCCATGCTCGTGGGCCTTTGAAGTGTTCGAGTGGGGTGTTCTTCTGCCCCCATGGAAACGCAAAAAGTACAAACGTCTCTGGGTTGTCTGCAATCTGGGAACTCCAGAGCTGGGTCATCAAGACCTGCTCGTCTTGGGGTGAGTAAATGGGTTTTTGCATCAGTCGCCCTTCACGTCTACATCAATTACCTCAGCCTCGATCACCCTGGCACGAGCCTGCGCCAGCGCATCGGTAATCGAGATCGATCCACCCAGCTCGACTGTTTTAGTCTCACCGTATTTTTTGCGATTGTGCGCACCCATGAGCCACTTCCGAGTGTCAATCTTGAGCCTGCTTCTGTTCACATCTTCAAGTGTGTCATCCGCATCGGCAATCTCAATGATCTCGCCGGCCATGAACTCGGTGCGCATCTCCTGCGCCTCAGTGAACAACTGGTTCCTCTGCGGATCTTTTTTGATCCACCGATAAAAGTCGTTGTAGTCGATGTCCCGCTGATCATCCCGAAGGATCTGGGACAGTGACTGGCCGTGGGCAATTGAGTCGATGACTCGCATAAAAATGTGCTCGTACTGAGCCAATGCGAGAGCTTTCACCTCAGGGGGTGATTTGGCAAGCGTGCGAGGGGCAGGGTCTAGCCAGTCTGGTATTTCGATTTTGTTATCGCTGGTCAGTGTGACATCTGCGCCTACAGGATCGGGTGTTAATGATTCCATAGTGCTGTGATGCTATCACGGGATTGGGAAATGTGCAACTGTGGGATAACAGAACCCATTGGGTAACGGGTTAATTTGAAAAAATAAAAAATTGTTCGTGATACCTCCCCGTCTGGGCCACATCGGTCGCCGGCCCTACCCGGCCCCATCGCGCAACTGGCACGGATCCTGCTTCGCGCAGCCGGCCATCGCGGGCCGCTGGCCATCGCGCCGCCGTGAATCGCTGGCCGCCGTGGATCCCAGGCGCAGGCCGCCGCCGGTGAATCGATGCGGCCATGTTACCCGCTGGGTGAATCAGTGGCCACAAAACCCAGCGGGTTCGCTGATTCGCTGGCCATGGGCACGGGAACCCAGCGGGTGAGGGAATCACCCAGCGGGTGCACGGGATCGCGGAAAGCTGGCCAGTGCGTCAATTGTGACATCGCGCAGGCGAGGGGGCTGATTCATACTTTTTGAAACAGCACAAGAAATCCGGAAATCCTAAAATCCATATCCCTCTGTAAGTCACAACTGACGCACCAGGGAAGCACGGAAACCCAGAGGGTAGGGAAAGCACCTAGATAAATATTTTCACCCAGTGGGTTGACAATCGATAATTCTGTGATAACCTAGCGGCTAGCCCGCGAGGGTGAACACAGTAAACCGTAACAGTAATTGGAGATCACATCATGAACAAATCTGAAATTCGCGAATTGAACAAGATCGAGCAATATCACGCTGCAGGCCTGGGCCTTGATTTTGTGGCCCGTGCATTGTCTGCGCTGATTCGCTCAGCTCGCACAAATAAGAGCGCCGCAGCACTGCGTGAAGCTGCTACCCGCCTGGGTGTAGTTGGTCACCCTGAATTCATCGCCTAATGTAATCGGCCAGGCGCGAAGCCTGGCCACCGTAACCCGTAACCTGGAAAGATCATGCTAATCGAATTCACAACAGACCGCACATATGACGGCCCCCAGCGAATCACCGTGAAAGTGGAAAGAATCGTTTTTGACGTTGACTTTCCCGGGTTTGCTGATGTAACGGCCACATTCAAAGATCATTCGCGCCACATCATGGGCCGGGTGTTCCTGCCCGTTATGCCTGAGAAATTCACGCCCCAGCAGCTGCAGCGCGAACTAATGGCCGCCTACGATGCAACCCAGTATGAATCAATTTAAAGAGCACATCATGAAACACGCACAACACTACATCGAATTAAACCCCGAGCGCGTACCCGTTGACGAACCCTCAGACCTGGCCATTGTGGCCGGAGCTGCTGCCCTGCTGGCCGGCCTGGGTTTTGTCCTTATCGTTTTGTTTTCACTGTAACCCGTAACCGTAACCCTGGAGAATCTAATCATGAAACTGAAACACACCCCCGGCCCCTGGTTCGCTCGGCCTGCTATCCGAAGCGGAGAATTCAACGTCACTGCACAATCTGGGGGTTTCGCGCCCCTGGCCAAAGTCAAGGGAGACAAGCGCAGCACAAGTGCCGACGCCCTGCACAATGCCCGCCTGATGGCCGCCGCCCCTGACCTACTCGCCGCTTTGCTGGCCATGCTCGAGCACTGCCCAGATCTTGAGAAAACCGGCGAGATCGTTGACGCCGTGAAGCTCGCCCGTGCTGCTATCGAGAGGGCCGCATAATGAAAAACGAAAACCCCGTTCTGCTGGCCGCCGCCGTTGATCGCCTGGCACTAATCAAGGCCCAGATCGCAAACCTGAAGGCCGAAGAGGATCAAATCAAGGCCGTTCTAATCGAAGCTGGCCAGGCGGCCATTGAAGGCCAATTGCACCGGGCCGCGGTGAGTTTCTGCCCTGGCCGCGATGTAACAGACTGGAGATCCATCGCTGAGCACTTTGCACCGTCCCGCCAGTTGATCACGGCGCACACGGCCACCGGGGCCGCGTTCTACACTGTGCGCGTAAGCGCTCGCAAAGCATAAGGGGCAGGCCATGGATCACTTACCTAAGTTAATCGAATTCAAGGGCCGTAAGCCCAGCAAAGCCCAGATTTTTAAGCGCTGCGCCGACCTGGCCGATGCTGGCCACACTTTTATTGAAGTGCAATGGGGTGAAAACTGGTTTACCCTGGACAAGCAGGGCAACGCCGGCAACTGGTACGGCCACGGCTGGATCAAGGATATCGCCGCCGATAGTATCGCCGCCGAGCTCAACGCCACGGATCCCGCCCGGTTCCTGCGCAACCATTTTCAAATTATCAACGTGAGGTAAACCATGCAATACGAAAACACCGACCTAAATTATGCTGAATTCACCGCCGACGATAAGAGAGCGCTCGCCGACATGGAGCGCGAGATCCGCACCGCGGCCAGGCGTGCCCAGCTGCAACAGCTGCGCGAACAGCTCGAAGGGGGCCAGGCATGAAATACCATTTTGTTTTGAAATCTGCGAACAGCAAAACCGGCCCCCTGCCCGTGACCTATTCCCAGCGGGAAACCTGCCCCGAGAGCTGCCCACACTATCGGGCCGACTGCTACGCCGAAGACTACTACACCCGCATGAGCTGGGATCGCGTAGCGCAGCGAGGGGGCACGCTCGCCCAGCTCTGCGAATCAGTGGCCGCCCTGCCTGCTGGCCAGTTATGGCGGTTCAACGTCGCCGGGGATCTACCCGGCGCAGGCGAGCACGTTGACGCCGCCGCCCTGGGTGAGATCGTACGGGCCAACACTGGCCGCCGCGGGTTCACGTACACGCACAAGAAAACCCCCGAAGCGCTCTACTGGGCACAATGCGCCACCGACTGGGGGTTCACGGTTAACCTAAGCGCTGATGATGCAGGCGAGGCCGACGCGCTGGCCGCCGTATCGCGTGCGCCCTTAACGTGCATCGTGCCCATGGACACACCAGAGAAAACCGAAACGCCAGAAGGCCGGACAATCATTGTCTGCCCAGCTCAAACCCGCGACGATATAACGTGCGCCACCTGCGGGCTTTGTGCCCGTGCTGATCGCCGGGTAATTATCGGTTTTCGCGCCCATGGATCGCGTGCCCGGGTAACTGATGCGCTGGCCAGGCGCGTTATTCCAATTATGAAAGCATGAACCTATGATAAACCTTGAAAATCTAACGGCCACCGAAGCCGAAGCCCTGGCCTATTCTGAGGGGTTCCCAGGCACGGCTAGGCAATTTGCCAGGATCGCCGACCTGCAGCGGGCACTAGGGCAGGCCGTGGCCGCCCTTGAAGAGATCGCCTACCATATGCCCGAAAAACACCGGCCAGGGGCCGCACGTGAAACCCTGGCCATTATTGAAGACATAGTAAACCCGAAGGATCTACCGAAATGAAATACACCGAAGCCGATTACATAAACGCCGGTTTTCAATTTGAGCGCGACAAGATCCCCGCCCAGTCGCTGCGCATGATGCTGGAATCGGAAAGCCTTGATTTTCGCGCCGAAGCTCGCCGCCTGATCGAGCAGGGCCGAGCTGAGGCCAGGCTGTCGGCGGCCCAGGCATGAGCGCTTTAATCGCCGCCGCTATCGTCGCATTACTGGCCGCCGCCTGGGATCTGTAACCCGCTGGCCAGGCTAACCCCTAAGCTACCCCCAGCTCACCCGCTGGGGGCTTTTTTAACCCTAATTCTGAGGATCTTATGACACCAACTAACCCGCCACAATTTACCGCCGACCTGCTGGCCATGATCGAGCGCCAGGCACTGAGCGACACCAGGGCCGCCGGCCTGCTGGGTGTCCCAGTGTTCACCCTGCGCAAGTGGACAGCTGGCCAACGTGCCCCCAGCGCCGCCGCCGTGCGCCTGCTGTCCGTGCTGGGCACGCTCGAAGCGCTGGCCCCCGATGTGCTGGCCGCACTCACGCCGCCGGACGCCGCCGCCCCTACAAGGAGCGCCGGACGGCCTAAGAAACAAAGCCTTAAGGCTCCCAACCAGCCGATAACCGGTTAAGGCATCGAACTACTGACTAAGGAATCCAACCATGAAACAAAGTTCTAAGGCTCCCAACCAGCCGATCCGTAGCATCACGCTCAAAGTCACCGAGGACTTCCAAACTGTGCGTGACTTGCTGACCAAAAACTCGGGCAGTAACATGACCTACAACCAAACCGTGGCCCACCTGTGCCACTTTTACCTGATCCAAACCCAACAAACCAACAAACCCTGCACAGTCTGGAGGCACCCACAATGACATGGCCGTTTCCCCCATTCCCAAACCCACTGGATCGCGGTACAAAGGTTCCCAAGTTCAACCCTGACAACTACGAGGACGCACCACTATGACTAAAGACGAAGCATTACGCCTTGCATTGGAGGCGTTGGAATCAACTGGTGAAAACGATGGATACCACGGATTAACTCAATACTTTGACGAAAAAATGGTTGACAAAGCCATCACCGCCATTAAAGCCGCACTAGAAGCGAAGGATGAGCCTGTCAATGATGAATTGCGCAGACTGCATGACCTACTCGGCAAAGCCAATGCACTGGCCCGTATCCGTGCCGCTGAAATCGAATCCATGAAAGCCAGTTTGTACGGACTTTATGAGTTGAAAAAACAGCGTGACGAATTGGAGCAATGGCTGACCAAAACCGAGGCGCAACTTGGGGAAGCGGTATGGAACTATGGCGAACTTAAAAGGGAGCAATTGGCGAACCAACAAAATACTTCTGGTTCGCCAATCTTTTCAGAACTTCACTGCATCTGCGGGGCCGAATGGGAATGGCGAAATCGTGACTGGGAACTTGTCGCCACCCCACCACAGCGCACATGGGTAGGGCTGACGGATGAGGAGATTGTTTTGATTGTGGCTGAGTGTGCGGCTTCTCATCAGCACACGGACATTCACTTTGCCAGAGCCATTGAAGCCAAACTCAAGGAGAAGAACACATGAGTGATGGCTATTACTGCGTAGTGTGCGGCAGGTTTTTGTTGGCAAACGAACACGGGGTCATTGTGCATGACGATATATTGCATCCGCAAAAAATGGATTTTGCAGACGAGGAGAAACCACAATGACTCCATTAGTTTGTAAAGCCGTTAAGTTCGCGCCAGAGCCAGAAACAGCACTGTGGTTTGATGTTGGTCAGATGAATACAACTCCCGCAATG